CAAAGCAATGGTTATGGTGTGCATAAGGTCCGTATTGTCTGCCTTGAATTTCTTTGGTATTGCCATAACGCTTTCCATGTTGCTTTCCACGGTGTATTCCCCGGCTTCAGTAACATAAAATCCAATTCCGCTTTTCGTAACCTCTGCCGTCTGTACGGTCCCCGTTGTGGTATTTGTAAGGGTAATGGTAACGGGCGTTGTGATGCTCTCCAAAAAATATTCCATGTACACTTTGTACGCCATGTTGTGAACTTTGGTTTTTAAATCATCAATCTGCAACTGTAATTTTCCGGCCACATCCCCGGCAAGTTCTGTTTTCTTTTCTTCAAACCATTTGTTCCATTCTGCTGCCTGTTCATCCATAAACCCTTGCGTCAGATTTTCATACTGTTTTACAAAATTGGCGTGGTCTTTTTCCATTGCCTTTTTCTCTTCTGAAAACCATTTGCTAAACTGGGCGTTCCACTGTGAAAAGTCCAATTCTTCAAACTGGGAACCAATGAAGCCGCACACGGTATCATCCGGCCTTTCATCTGTTATGTTTGCCTGTGTAATCTCCACGGCTCCTGCCGGAATATAAATGCGTGCCAGGCTCTTTTCCTGGATAACATCATTGTTTAAAAGTTCCGGGGCCTGCGGATTGCTTGAAAAAGCCCCCTCTAAAACATAAATGCTTGGTTTTCTTTCTGTTTCGTCATTCCTTAACACAATGCGGTCAATCCTCGGAAGTGTACCGCTTGCCTGGCTTAACGTGAGGGTCAGCGGTGCCGTATTGTGTATGGTGTGCAAATTGATGTATGCGTACCCTGTCCGGGTGCCGCCGTCCACCACCACTTCCATGCTTCCGCCTGCTGCCGTGACCTGTAAATGCCCATATGCCACGCCCTCTTTGTAAAACGGGGCTTTGTCCTCGTTCATATCCTGGCCGTTGTACATATGCTCTTTATCGTTTAGGTCTGTGGCATTGTAAAAAAATCCTCTAACTGCCATGGTCTTTTCTCTCCTTTCCGTTTATTCGTCCCATTTTATTGTGGTGGGTAGGGCATCCCCAAAAGTAGGCACCACATACATTCCCCCATATTCGTAAACTTCGCAAAGTTCTGTAATTCTTAGGTTTTGTGTAGTGTTCCACTTTTTCTTCTTTACCGTCACAACATCCCCCAGGTCATAATCTTTTCCGTAAATAAAATTAACGTCCGCTTCTGCTTCTGCTTCAAAGTTTTCAAAAATCTTATTTTCTTTCAAATATTCTTGTCCCCTGCTCCGCAATGCTTCCAGGTATTCTTTTTCTGTCAGTTCGTCTTTGTTTATGTCCTTGGCATCCAAAAACACTTCCCGTAAATCAAACCCGGTTCCGCCGCCTACTGTCACATATACACGGTTTGCCCCCTCTCCGGCACCGCCCACAATAACCTTTGTTTTCATGGTTGCGTCACTGTAATTATGCTTTGCCTGGTTCAGATTATCGTAACTTTCAGAAAAAATAACCCTTGGGTTTTTCCCTTGTGCCTGGGTTCTGTCTATGCCTTTGTAGGTTTCAAACGTCATGGTCTTTTTCTTAAAATCCGGCACCACTCTGAAACCTATTTCCGCATACTTCGCCATTTTTATAATATATTCCAGTACATTTTTATAAGTGGCCTGGAACTGCACTTTGGTTGTGTCCTCCGTATCTGCTCCAATCTGCAAAAGCGGTATTTTTTCCATACGGTTTATCATGTAGTGCATGGCATCTTCTACCGTTCCGCTAAAATTGAATAACGGCCCGGTCAGCCTGTCCCCCAGATATATTGGTAAAAAATGCCCGTTTCTGGTTATTTCATTTACCAGGGTGCTTTCTTCCTCTGCCTGGTCCCCTCTTATCACGGCAGCTTCCGCCTTGTTATCTCCCTTTGTGATAATATTCCCCGGCTGTAAAAGCCTTAAATTTTCCGCTGTTACTGGGCAATGAAGTTCAAATGTTCCGCACTCATAATATTTGCGGTGCCATTGTAGGGATGTGTGATTTTCAATATGGCCTAAACGCCGCAAATTCCTGTCATAAACGTGTATTTCCATATCATCACACCCCCAAATAAGAAATTCTGTAATACACGGAAACAGAAAGGTAATTGGTTCCCTCGTCCGCTGAGTAGGTCAACGTATTTGTTCCGTCCTGTAACTGTATAAAGTCCCCGTCCTCGTCCAGGTATTCATTTATAACAGTTCCGAACTTTTCAATTACCGTGTCCCAGTCAATTACGCCATAGGCGTTTTTGTAACTCTCAATTTCCGCCTGGGTCACTCCGTCCAAAAGATATACATTTTTCTTTCCTGTGTATGTATTTATGATGACATACTGGCCGGATGCCATGGTAAAATCATTGTCCAAATATCCAACCTTTGTAAATTCTCCGCTTTCTGCATGATATATGGCCGGGTTCTTCACGGCTCCATCTGCCCGGAAGATTACCACAATACCTATGTTGTCGGCTCCGCTGTCATTTTCAATTTCTTTTACCAGGTCCGCTTCTCTGTGCCCAAATATGCGACCCTCTTCCGGGAAACACGCCGGAAAATAAAAATCACTTACCCATGAAGCCATTACCACTTCAATATCTGCCAGGTCTTTAAAATACGGGTCTGTACACTTCAATGAAATGGTGTAATCTCTTACAACGCCCGTTGTTGCACCCGGTATGATGCTTTCCACCTCATATTCAATGGTTTTGGCTTCTCCGTCCTCTATGTACTGCATATTCCCTGTCCTTTTAATAGGGAATGTCCTGTACAAAAGATTTCTGTTTTCTCTGTAATTCCCGTCCATTTCCACGGTCAGCACAATATTTCTTTCCTTTGCTGTGGCTCCTTGGTATGTACTTCCGTCCGTGGTTGTGTTCTCACTTGTTACCACATTGGCTTCTATTCCGTAAATCCCCTCTATGTCTACCAGGTGGAACGGGGTAAACTCGTCCCAGGTAAAGGTTATGGACACGTTTTTGTCACTTGTGCATATCACTTTAATGTCTGACACTTCATTTACCCCCTTTGTACTGCTAAAATCATGCTTCTTGTCTGTAATCTGGTTTGTCTTGCTACTTCATAAGGGCTTAACGCTTTTGGGCTTGAAATATTGATTGTCTGGCTATATCCGCCCTTTCCGCTTCCTGTGTTTTCCAGACTTCGGTTTCTGGCTGAACCTGTCAGTGGCGTAACAACTGCCTTTCCGTTTACCATGCTTAAAAGTTCCGGTCCGGCTTCTGCTACCATGGCCGTTCCCTCTCGCAACACTCCGCCCTTTGCCAAACGTGGCAATGATAATTCCCCGATACTTCCCAGGGAAACTCCTGGTATTTCATTGATAATTCCAATTACTCCATTTATCATGCGGATAAACTTATTTACAACGCCCTCTATTGTGGCAAGACAGGAATTGATTGCCGACTTAAAGGCATCCCCTACCGCTGAACCAATTTTTACGCCAACATCCACAAAACAGCCTTTTATCTTATCCCATAAACCAGAAAAGAAAGAAGTCACATTTGCAAAGGCGTTTTTAATATTGGTCCATGCGTTCTGAAACTGCGTGCCAAACCACTGCGGCACTGCTGCCAGTGCGGTTTTAATTTCTGTCCACCTGGCACCGAACCAGGAACCGATTGCCGCAAATACACGGGTCACGTTATTGTATGCGTTTGTAAACATAGCAAGGAACCAGGTTGCCACCAACGCCAGGGCATTTTTAACGTCCTGCCACCTGGCACCAAACCAGGAACCGATTGCCGCAAATACACGGGTCACGTTATTGTATGCGTTTGTAAACATAGCAAGGAACCAGGTTGCCACCAACGCCAGGGCATTTTTGATGTCCTGCCACCTGGCACCAAACCACTGCCCTATGGATGCAAACACATTGGTTACATTGGTATAGGCATTTGTGAACATGGTTAAAAACCAGGTTGCTACCAACGCCAGGGCATTTTTGATGTCCTGCCACCTGGCACCGAACCACTGCCCTATGGATGCAAACACGCCTGTCACTCCGTTGTATGCTTCTGTAAATCTGTCAGTGAACCACTGGCCCACATTTTGAAATATCGCAACAAGCCCGTCCCATAAATTTTGGAAAAATTGCTTCACATTCGCCACAAAATTGTCCACAAATTCACGAAAAGCATCACAATTGTCATAAATCAATTTGAACGCCCCGGCAAACGGGTTTACTATAAATAAAAGTAGTGCTTGCCAGTTCGATTTCACAAAATTTATGAAACTGTTAAATGCGTTTGGAATTGTTACGGTAAAAAAATCCGCTATGGCTCCAAATACCTTGACCGCCGTTTCTTTTACGGCTTCCCATACTGCAATTACCTTGTTTCTGAAATCCTCATTCGTTGCAAAAAGTGTAATCAATGCGGCCACCAATGCAGAAACCACCGTTATTACAATCCCAATTGGATTGGCCGCCATTGCGGTGTTTAATAATTTTTGTGCAATCGTCAATCCCTCTGTGGTGGTTTTCCACACCTTAAATGCGGATATTAGCCCTTGTATCATAGTTACCACATTCCATGCCAACATCCCGGCGGCAATTCCGGCAATAATAGAAATAATGGTTGGACCGTTTTTTGCCAGAAAAGAAATAAATTCTTTTACTTTACTGATGACTGCAAGCACAATGGTTTTTACTTCTGGGATTTTGCTTTTTACCTCTCCTATTACCTCGCTGATAACTGGCTTTAATTCTTCGCCAACGGGTTTTATAAGGTCAACCTTGATATTCCGCCCTAAATCCTCAATCTGGTTTCCCAGGTCATCATATTTTGTTTCATTTATCGTTCCCAGTGCGTCATTGGTTGCGGTAATCTCTCCCTGTGTATTTACCAGGGCACGCACGGCATCTTCTCCCAAATCTTCCCACTTGGTTCCGTACAGTGCCACGCCCAAAAGGTTTCTTTGCACTTCATTATCACATGAGAAAAGGGCCGTATTTACAATCTGGAACGCTTCCTTTGCACCCTCTCCCCCCTGTGCAAACTTTGTTTTTAAATCGTCGACATTTAACCCCAGGGTTTTAAATGCGTCATCTGCTGTTCCGTCTTTCACTCTTATGCCAAACTCTTTCACAGCATCATTTAAGTAATCCACCTGGAATGTACCGTTTTTTGCTCCGTTGGCAATCATATTAAAAGCGTCCTCGGCAGAAAGTCCCAAATCAGCATAATAAACGGAATATTCCGCCAACTGGTCGGCCAAATCCCCGTTCTGGTTTAATCCTTTTTGTGCCCCCTGTGCCAAAAGGTTGTATGCTTCATCTGCGGAAATGCCAAACTGTTTCATCATAGCATTTACGCCCCGGATGCTTTCGTTTACGTCTATATCAAAGGTATCACGCATTAAAATGGCGTGTTCCGTGGTGTTTTTCAGTTCTTCCCCGGTCTGTCCTGTCTGCTGCTTCACCGCTGACATGGCCGTTGCAATATCGTTTATATCCTCGCCGAAATTGTCCTTGTAAATGCTTAAAAGGGTTTCTTCCAACCCCTCAACTTCCGCATCCGCCGCCCCAGTCTGTGTGATTACAGTGTTTAGGGCTTTGTCACAATCCGTTTCAAACTTCGTTGCATATGTAGCGGCTGCTACGAACCCGGCACCCAACGCTTTTGCCGCTGTTACTGCCGTGTCCGCCATTCCGTCCAATTTATCTTTAAAGGCTCCGGCCTTTTCCTGTGCTTCTTTCAGTTCTTCGCCGGAAAGTTCGGCAGCATTCCCCAACTGCTCAATTGCGTTGTCCGTCTGTTTTGCTGCTTCCTCTAAGTTTGCCAGTTCAACTTCCGTTCTTCCAATTTCTCTTGTCAGTGCCTTGTACTGTTCTTCGGAAATCTCGCCCCGTGCGAATTGTGCCTGCACTTGGCTTTCTGCATTTTTCAGAATGTCCAATTTTTCTTTGGTTTCTGAAATAGCGTCCGTCAAAAGTGCTTGTTTTTGTGCTAACATTTCCGTATTAGTCGGGTCTACTTTTAAAAGTTTATTTACTTCTCTTAACTCTACCTGCGTCCCTTTTATTTTTTTATCGACACTGCCCAGGGCCTTATCCAATTTTGTTGTATCTCCGCCAATTTCAATGGTTATACCTCGGATTTTACTATTTGCCACCGTTTAACCCCCTTTCTTCTTAAAGTTTTTCCGTAATCCCTCACGGTCTGGTTTTTCCTGCTCCAAACGCCAACAATTCTTTAAATACTCCCGTCCCTCTTCGGTCTTGGAATTTTCAAAAATCATTGCTTCACGCATAAAAAACAAATACACGTCAATTTCCATTTCCTGTACTTCGTAAATGTCAATATGGCAATAATCCATTACCAACTTTTCCGGCCTGGTGTGTAGCGTGTATGGTATTTCATCCCCTTTATCCTGCCTTGGATAAAAGGGCATTTTTAGTTTGGGTCCGCTTTAAGTTCGTCCACAAATTCCATATAGGCTTTCAGAATTGCGGTGCATTCTTCAATGTCATAATCTTCCACATCTTCTGCCTTTACAGGCACCTTTCCCATATTGTTGTTAAGCACCGCCGCCAACAATCTGTAAATGCTGTCTGTATCTTCAATTTTGGCGTTTTCCTCGTCCATTTCTTCCAGGTCTTTGATTGCTTCAAATACCTGTTTTTGTGGCATTCGCACCACAATTTTCTTTCCTTTTTCCAGGACTTCCCCGTTTTCTCCCACCTTGTCTTTTAAAGTGAACGGCCAAAATGTTCTTTTCAGTTTGTTGCAATTAAATTCTTTTACTGCCATGCTTTTATCTCCTTATCCAAAAATGCGGCCTGGGTGTCTACTCCCTGGCCGCCTGTGTGCCTGTTTTTATTCTGTGTCCATATCTTCTTCGTACAAAATTAAAGTACCCTCTTTATCCATAGGCTGTGCTTTAAATTCTGCATCAATGACCGTTTCACTGTCCTTGGCAAACGCAATTGTAAATCCAGCCTGGTTATTTCCTACAATCGTAACCCTTACATCCCCGTCCGCCGGGTCCTTGTGTACGAAATGAAGGATATATTTTTTCCCGTCTGCATTTCCAATTCCGCCAATCTTCACAATGCGTTTTTTCTTGTCTGTTTCTTCCTTTACTCTGGCCGTCTGGCATAACTTCTGTAATGTAGTACCGCACCATGTCATAATTCCAGATTTAAGGGTTGCTTCCTCTTCTGTAATAATAACCTTAGAAACCTTTCCCATATCGTCTTTGGCTTCATAGAATGACGGTGCATATTCAATTTCTGCACCACCCTTGATATGCCCCAGGCGGTTTTCTTCTGTTTCTATCGCTGTGTTTTCCGGCAACGCTTCCCCCACTCCCGTAAATTCCATACAATACAAATCGCCAGAACCTAAAACAATGCTTTCTTTGTTCATGCTTTCTTTGCTCCTTTCGTCTTTTTCAACAATCCCCTTACTTCATAAGCAGTTTGGTAACAATCTTCATCTGCTACCTGGGCCAGATATGCGTCATACTCCACATCCGGCAGCACTTCCATTTCAAACGCCGCCGCCAATCTTTCCCGTTCTTCATCATCCGCCATGTTGTAAAGTTCAAAATCAATTTCCTGGGCCTTTAGATTGTTTAATCCGTCCGCCCCTCTTCCCGTTTCATGTGGTGTAAGATAAACCATATACGGAAGTGGCGGCACCGGGTCATCCACGGTTCCCTCAAACTGATTTTTGGTTATTGGCACGTTATTTTTCTCTGAAAAATCCTTTGCCCTCTGTATCAATTCTTCCGCTGTCATCCTATCCCCTCACTTTTCTTTCTATCTTCTGGGCCGCCAAATCTCCCAGGGTGTCATTGACTGGTCCGATATGCTCAAACGCCCTTACTCTTCCGCCGTTTCTTGACTGGTGCCCTTTTTCCAGTAGGTGCGTCAACTGATAATATTTTTTGTTGTACACCGTGTACCCTTTAAGCCCTGTAACCGCTGACGCTCTTTGTTTTCTTACGCCATGCGTCCAGTCTTTTGTATATTTTTTGGTCCTTTCCTGGTATGGTCCGCCCTGTCTTAGTGTTTCTGCTGCCACGGCTGCGGTTTCTTCCAATCCCTCATTTACCGCACGTTTGATTTCCTCATTCCAGTTTTCCAGTTCCGCCATTATGGCTTCATCCAGGTTGTCAATGGTTGCTCTCAACCTCTTCCCACCCTTTCCCCTGCGTAAAGTTCTATTTTCCCGTTGCTTTTCGGCCCGTATGTACGATAGATAGTCATTTTCTTTCCCTCAATCTCAATTTCTGTCTGGTTCTCATACTCAAATCCCCATACTTCCACCATGACGGATGCCTTATAATCCCTCTGCCCTGCTGCTGTAAATTCATCACGTCCAACTGGGTTTAATTCCCCAAATACTACCTTTTCCAGGTATTCTTTTTGGTTCTTTTTTGTCAGTAATTTAACTTCTGCTTCTATAGTAGCCACCGCCTTTGATTTTCGTACAAATCATGTCATATGATGCCATTAGTTCATTGTGATTTTCTGGGTTCCCAAAATTGGCTTTTGTATAAACCAGGGCGGCTTCCACAATTAACGGGTCCTCTAACTCTTCCAAATATGAGTGATGCACACCAATTCTTTTCAAGTCTGCAAGGGCAACTTCTACAAGCTGCCCCACATCCTCGTCCAGAATATCTTTTGACGTTTTACGCACCCTCAGTTTGGCTTTTGCAATCAATTCTTCTTTTTTCATGCTCCGCCGCCTTTCCTGCCTTTTTTACATTGACGGGTTCTTTACACGGATAAATCCGTTTTTGGCAACTACGTTTCCGCCCATGAACACGTCCGCCCTGTATGCAATCTGTCCCTGTTTAAACTTGTAATGTTCAGATTTTCTTGCGTCAATATCAGAGAAAACGGCAACTTCGTAATTGCTCATAGGGCCATAAGCCATACAATACTTGTCTTTCGTTCCGCCAATTTCTTCACAAGCGGAATTGATGATGTAAGGTACTTCATCAATGCTTCCCGTATTTCCATGGTTTACAATGGTATAAACACGGCGGCCCTGCTTATCTCTTAATTTTGCAAACTTTTTAAGGTCTTTCTTGCTAAGAATAAGCACGGCAATATCTTCCACGTTCTCATCCCCACCATAGGAATAAATAATTTCATCCAGTGTTCCGTCATCAATAGCGGTAATGGTTGTAATATCTGTTGCCGGGTCAATAACCTGTTCTTTTTCTTCTGACGGATTGAAAAAAATGCCACGGAATTTTCCAGTTCCACCAGGCCCCACCAAAATTTGACGGGATGCGTAACGCTTGATTGCACGGGTCACGCTTTCTTCCACAACGCTGTCATAATCTGCATCCGGCAATTTAACCATTTCTTCCGGCTCTTCTGCATATGCCGTGATTTTCTCACGCACAATTTCCGCATAGTTAAATTCCGGTTCGGAAACATTGTAGTCCGCATTTTCATTTGTGCTTCCTGCTCCGTCCCCATAAGAAACAACATAAGGGCGTTTGTAACTCTCGCCGCCTGGAAGAGGTACTGTTTTTACACGGTCAATGAGGGAAGAAACATTGTTGAACGCCGGGGAAATTTCTGTGCTGCTATGCTGTGGCATTGCCACCCTTTCTGTGGTCATTGCGTTACGGGGATTTACCAGGACTTTTGCCTTGTACGAAACGGCTTTTCCGTCCTTTAACGCTTTTCCATTCTTTGCTCTTATCTGGTTTTTAGGCTCTTCGCCGCCCTCTCCCGGTTCGCTTCCTTTTCCCGGCTCCGGGTCATTGTTTCCTGCTGCCGCTGCCGCCGCCATAAGTTCTTCACGGGTTTTAATCTCGTCCAGGATTTCCCCAATGTTTCTGGCTTCATCCATGGCATCCGTCAATTCCTGGCCGCTTAATGCCTGGGCTTTCTTTCCCAGTTCCGCCAATCTGTTTTTAAGGTCCTTTTTTGACATATTCATTAACTCTTCTCTTGTCATTGTCTGTTCTCCTTTCAATCTCCTTACCGGCCCATGTGTGCCATAGTAAGTGCAATGATGCTTTTTCTTTTTTCCTGGTCCTGCTGCCGTAATCGCTCATTATCTGCCGTCCCGGCTCCCACCAGGTCTTTTGGTGCATTTCTGCAATACATTTTTGTGAAGTCCTGTACCGCTGCCGCAACGGTGTTTTCTTCCCCTACCTTTACCTGGAAATATTCCGCTGCTTTGGTTCCGTCCAACCACGTTTCCTCTTCCATTAGTTTCTTTACGGTTTTAATGTCCACGCCCTCTGCCAGGTGTTCTTCATAAACGCTTAAAATCCCGGCTTCCACGGCATCCAATGTGTCTGCCATTTTCCGCATTTCTATGGCGTTTCCCTCGCATCCGGCCCACGGCTTATGTATCATCAAATAAGCATTTGACGGAATAGTGGGTGCTTCACTGTCCGCAAAGGCAATCACGGAAGCAATGGACCCGGCCAGTGCATCCACATGGACGGTTTTCTTTCCCGGATAACGCTTTAACATATTGTAAATTGCTATCCCTGCAAATACGGAACCGCCGCCGGAATTGATGTAAAT